ACTTCTCTATATCCATCTATCATCATGCAACACAATCTATCACCAGAGATGTTCTTAGATATCAAGCCACTTGACTGTACTGTAGATGGTCTCTTAGAAAGACGTTATGATACCAGTGGTCTTGTCTCTAGAAATGCTTCTATGGCAGCCAATGGCTTTTGTTTTGATAGAAAAAGTCAAGGTCTATTCCCTGAGATAACTCAAAAGTTTTTTGATGATCGTCAACGGTACAAAAAGTTGATGAAAGAAGCAGAAAGAGAATACGAAAAAACAAAAGACAAAAAACTTCTTGCTGATATATCCAAGTACAATAATTTCCAGATGGCTAGAAAGATTCAGTTAAACTCTCTGTTTGGTGCCATGGGTAATAAGTATTTCAGATACTTTGATGAGCGAATTGCAGAAGGTATTACTCTTACTGGTCAGTATATCATTCGTGAAACTGCCCGTGCTGTAAATGAATATCTAAATAAGTTTTGTGGTACTGAAGATGTCGAGTATAGTTTCTATACAGATACAGACTCTTGTTATATCACACTTGATGTTTTGGTAGAGAAGTTTTTGAAAGATAAATCTCACGATCAAATCATTACGGCACTTGATAAAATTACTGAAGACAAGATTGAACCATGCATTCAAAAAGCTATGTCCAATCTTTCAAAATATACAAATGCGTTTGAAGATAAGATATTTTTCAAACGTGAAGCAATTGCTGATACTGGTATCTTTGTTGCAAAGAAAAGATATGCACTCAATGTCTATGACAACGAAGGTGTTAGATACTCTGAACCAAAACTAAAAGTTATGGGTCTTGAGATTGTACGATCATCTACACCAGCACCAGTTAGGCAGTCTTTACGTGACGCGGTAGCACTATGTCTTAGTAAAGATGAACAAGCACTACAAGATTTTGTAGAAAATCATTGGCAAGATTTCAAAAATATGGAACCCGAAAAGATTGCATTCCCGCGTGGGTGTAATAATCTTGCTAAGTACACCAGTTCTAGCACTATCTATACAAAAGGTACACCTATTGCTGTTCGTGGTGCGTTGATGTATAATCATCAACTCAAGGGTTCTAAGTTGACCAACCGGTATGAATTGATCAAAGAAGGTGACAAAGTAAAGTTCTTGTATCTGAAAGAGCCAAACTTAATTAGAGAGAATGTTATATCATTCATGGGTAAGTTGCCACCAGAATTTGATCTGCATCAATATGTTGATTATGAAATGATGTTTGAGAAAGCATTTCTTGAACCACTAAACACGATTACCAAATCTTTGAATTGGAATACCAGACCAGTGGCATCTCTCCAACATTTACTTTTTCAATAAAATAACTTGACAAATGGTTTGGTAATAGATATAATGTTCGACAGGAGAATATCATGAGCGAAAAAATTCGTAGATTTAAAGTAGAACCTATGTATAAAAAGTCTGTAGTTGAATCAGAGTTTTTTAACCATTCAGCACATAATGGTTCTATCGAAGTCGCCGTAGTTTGGAGAGGCGGTGAATATTACATTAACATTGAAGAAGATAGTACAGATGAACTTGAAGCGATTGAAGAAGCAATGAAAAATCCAGAAGAGTCATTTGAAGTATCATCTTTTATTGGTTGGGAACTAGATAATACATGGGATGGATGTTCAGAAGATATTTATTTTCATGGAACAGAACTTGATGAAGAAGCATTTCAAGAAGCCTACTATGAAGACGGATGGGAGTACCTTGTTGACCAACAGGGTTGGCAACCATATGACTGTGAAGTTTGGATTCAAAATGGAGTGACAATAACAGAGGAAAAAATTAATGAGCCTACTTGAAAAAATTAAAAAGAATTCTACAATTAAAGAAACTAGTGTCTTAACAGACTCTAAGTTTTTCAACACAAAAGACTTAGTACAAACAACAGTGCCTGCATTGAATGTGGCGTTGTCTGGTAAACTAGACGGTGGTTTATCACCGGGTCTTACTGTCTTTGCTGGTCCAAGTAAGCACTTTAAAACTGCATTTGCATTGCTATTGGCAAAATCATATCTTGACAAGTATGATGACTCTGTGATATTATTCTATGATTCAGAATTTGGATCACCACAGGGGTACTTCTCGTCTTTTGGTATCGATACTGATAGAGTAATGCATACTCCGATCACAGATATTGAACAACTGAAACATGATGTTATGTCTCAGTTAAATGAGTTTACACCTACTGATCATGTTTTGATTATTGTTGACTCTGTTGGTAATTTGGCAAGTAAGAAAGAAGTTGATGATGCGCTTGATGGCAAATCAGTGGCTGATATGACTAGAGCCAAACAAATGAAATCTCTGTTCCGTATGATTACGCCACATCTAACTATGAAAGATATTCCAGCAGTTGTGGTAAACCATACTTACAAAGAGATTGGTATGTTCCCGAAAGATATTGTATCTGGTGGTACTGGAATCTATTACTCAGCCGACAACATTTTCATTATTGGTCGTCAACAAGAAAAACAAGGGGCTGATTTAACTGGCTACAACTTTATTATTAATGTTGAAAAGTCCAGATATGTCAGAGAGAAATCTAAGATTCCTCTTGAAGTTTCCTTTGAAGGTGGTATCAGTAAGTGGTCTGGTCTTCTAGATATGGCAATGGAATCTGGTCATGTAATAAAACCAAAAGTTGGTTGGTATAGAATAGCGGCTGATGGTGATAACGGAAAAAGTTACCGAGCAAAAGAAACTTACACAAAAGATTTCTGGTTACCAATTTTGACAGATCAATCATTTATTGATTGGATTGAAAAGAGATATTTAATTTCAAGTGAATCAATCATGAATGAAGAAGTAAATGCTGAAGATATTGCACAAGCATATGGAGAAACTAGTGCCGAAGTGTGACAAGTGTAATGTAACAATCAATGAAGAAACAGATGAAGCGATATGTTTTGAAGGTGATAATGGACAATTGTTTCTTTGTATGAAATGTGTTAAAGTAATTGAAGACGAAGTTTTTAATAACATCGTAGGAATAAATAATGGATAATATTGAGCAAATTATAATTGCACACCTGTGTCATGATGAAGATTATTTAAGAAAAGTAATTCCATTCGTCAAAGAAGAGTATTTTGCAGAACCAGATACCAGACAAGTATTCATTGCTATTGGTGACTTTGTTGCAAAGTATAATAGTTTGCCCTCTAAGTCTGCCTTGTTGCTAAATCTACAAGAAAATAGATCAGTCACAGAAGACTTGTACCATAGATGTGAAACTATCATCAATGGTCTTCAGATCACAGACAATCCTAAAGACTGGTTGATTGACGAAACAGAAAATTTTTGTAAACAGAAAGCATTGTACAATGCCATCATGCAGTCAATACAAATTATTGATGGCAGTGATAGTATGTATAGTAAAGACGCATTGCCCAATATCTTATCAACTGCATTGGGTGTTGGGTTTGATACTAACATCGGTCACGATTATGTAGAAAATGCTGATGATCGATATGACTTTTATCATAGAGAAGAAGAAAAAATTCCATTTGATCTAGATTATTTCAACAAGATCACTGAGGGTGGTCTGTTAAATAAGACATTGAATGTTGCTCTTGCTGGCACTGGTGTTGGTAAGTCTTTGTTTATGTGTCATATGGCTGCCTCTGCCATTGAGCAAGGCAAAAATGTTCTGTATATTACGTTAGAGATGGCAGAAGAACGAATAGCAGAAAGAATAGATTCTAATATGATGAATGTTGCCATTCAAGACTTAAAAGATTTATCTAAGCAGATGTTTAGTGAGCGAGTAGAAAAAATCAAAAGAAAAGTTGATGGTAAATTAATCATAAAAGAATATCCCACTGCTTCTGCCCACTCAGGACACTTTAAGGCTTTGATTGATGAACTCAAACTCAAAAAGAATTTTAGCGCAGATATTATTTTTATTGATTATCTTAATATCTGCACTTCCAGTAGAATAAGAGGTACAAATGCCAACTCTTATACAATCATTAAAAGTATTGCAGAAGAGTTGCGTGGTCTGGCAGTAGAACAAGATTTGCCAATTGTAACTGCAACACAAACTACCAGAGGTGGTTATAACAATAGTGATGTTGAACTTACTGATACTTCAGAATCATTTGGTTTACCAGCAACAGCGGATCTCATGTTTGCATTGATAAGTACCGAAGAGTTAGAGCAACAAGGTCATATTATGGTCAAACAGTTGAAGAATCGATATAGTGATCCAACTAGAAACAAAAGATTTATGATTGGTGTTGATCGTGCCAAAATGAGATTGTATGATCTAGAAGAATCTGCACAACAAAATATAACTGATTCTGGTCAAGATACTGGTCCAGTTTTTGACAACAGCACTGCGGGTCAAAGAGTCAATTTAGAAAAAATCAATTTCTAATATGTATAAATAGAAATATGAATGATTTTGATGATCAGTTAGGAGATACAGAATGAATCAGTTATTTATTGGTATCATTGTAGCGATGGGTATTGGTGGATATTTCTACTATAACTCAACCCAAAATGAATTAACTGAACTTAGGGCATTGAACGCGGCGTTTGAAACTAAGTTTGAAACACAAGAAAACACCATCAACACGATGGAAGCCCGCTTTGAAAATCAATCCAATGCCATCATCGAAATGCAGAAAAGAAATCAAGAAATCACCGCAGAACGTGATAGATACCTGAGTATATTTCAAAGACATGATCTCGGTAAACTTGCGGCTGCCAAACCTGGACTTATTGAACCGAGAGTGAACAATGCAACCAAAGACGTATTCGATAGCTTGGAAGCTGATAGCGTTTTCAAGTTTGATCCTACTCCTTAATGGATGTAGTCTTTTACCTCAACCGCCAAGAGAAGTTGTTGTAAAGACTGTAGAGGTCAAAACTCCCATAAGACACCCAATCATGCCTGCACCAGTAGACATGAAAGAACCACATTGGTATGTTGTCTCAGATAAAAATCTTGAAGAGTTTACCAAAAAAATTAAAAAAGAAACCGGTGGAGTATTTTTTGCCATGACACCTGGTGATTACGAATTAATGGCATACAATTTACAAGAAATTAAAAGATTTGTAAAAGAAACCAAGGAAGTGATTATATATTATAGAACTGTGACCTTAACTGATGAAGAATTGGATGTTATCAACAAGTCTGAGGAGACTACACCAGAGAAAAAGTCTTTCTTAGATACATTCAAAAGGAACAATGATGAGCGAACAGAAAATAACAGTGGACAAGTCGGTAACGACCAGTAACGAAGGAACTAAAACAGTAGATAGTCGAGGGTACCGCACTGTAGAGGGCATGGATGATGCCGATATTAATCAAGACGGACACATTTCTAACGGAGAATTAGAAATGCATCTAGAATTCAAGCGAAAAGAACTTGAAGATCAAGATGCGATGAGAGATGCCCAAAGAAAAATGGCATGGTTTTCTCTTGGTGGTATGTTGTTGTATCCTTTTTCGGTTGTTTTGGCTTCACTTGCTGGACTAGATCAAGCGCAATCTACTTTGGGTAGCATGGCTCCTACGTATTTTGTAGCAGTTGCTGGTATTGTGGCAGCCTTTTTTGGAGCACAAGCATTTACTAAGAAGTAAAATGTATGAGTCACTTGAAAGAGAATGACGTAACATATTTTCAGCACCTAAAATTTGCATGGGGAGTTGCATTCGTGCTAATTGTCCATGGAATATTTCCATTCATATGGGAAACCAAAGCAAGCGAGATACTTTGCAACGATACAGGGAAGTAATATGACACAGGAACAGCAACAGCAGAGGCTGAGATTCCAAGATAAAAAAATTAAGGACCAATCTGAGATCATCGCCGAACAAAGAAAGTTAATCGATGAATGGATTAGACAACAGCAGGATCCTAGACACAATCAAGACTGACATATAATTATATAATGGAACATTT